CAGGGGATACCGTAAGTGTCGCCATTCTCATCGAAGCCGGCACCTTGGGTTTGATATGTTACTAAGGTGTCAAGTATGATTCCTACTCCCAATAGGAATACACCCGTCCAGGTCCATACACCGCCTGCTAACACTCCTGCGAGTGAAACAAGTATCAGTGCTGGCGCAATGAAATACCTTAGATTGATTAGTGCTTTTTTATGATGTGCATTGTAATTACCTCCTCTGCCTTTCGGCTGTGTTATTAAACAATGCTGTTATTACTAAACCTATTTTAGTAACTAACAAAACGACTATAACATAATACTATTATCATGTCAAGTGTTACAGTATTATTTAATAGATCGAAGAAAAAACCACCGAGTTATAGAATATAGGTAGATACTAATATACAGATGATGTACAGATAAGAAAAGAAAAGCACCCGAAGGTGCTTTCCTGCTATTTTTGGTAACAAGGTATAACTACCCCGTAGCGATCAAGCCGCTAGTGCAAAGTTTTCGTTTGCGTTTGTTTTGTTTGCTTGATTTACGGTCATCGCCTACCGGTAACTCCACGTTCTCTATTGCATCAGTCGATCCTGGTTCGGCCCCATCAAAAGAAATCTTCCATTGCTTGTTTTTGATCTTTATCAAAGTTACTCCAATCGTAGGTTGCTAGTTTATAAATCCAGAAACCATGTAACCCGATAATCAACAACGCAAGTAATAAGTTACTCATTAAAATTCCTTTTGGTGGAGCCGCCCGGCACTGCCCCGGGGTCCTGTCTACCGTTGATTGGCTTCAACGTTACAGTTTATTTATACATTCGTTTTTTGATTATGTCAACCACTCTTTTGGACAATACAACTTCATAATGGTTTCTGTCAAGTTCGATATATTCTACATCATCTCTACAGGTCATACTTGAGTATGTAACAATCCCATCGTTGCGTCCAGATATCCAAGGAACATCTCCTACAGTTGTTACAACTTGTAACCAAGGAACTGTAATATCTATCTTTCGACTGTGTCTTATAAATTCACTGTGTGTGGTAATGTCTTGAAATAATTGATAGTTAGGATTTAACATTGCTCCCCACATTGCTATTTCACTACCATTGAAAGGTGTAGCAAGACTGACTACTCCTTGTATGTTAGAGTATTCTTCTTGTAAGTAGGTAGCATATAGCCCTCCCATACTATGTGCAATTACGTAAACAGGATCATCAACATGTTTTAATAATTCAATTTTCATTGCAGACAGATTGTCTTTTGCAGTTGTATCTTTTTCGTAATTTAAATAGATAGGATTCTTGGTTCGGAGTGATTTTTGTATAAAGGCAAAACTACGCTCACTGGCGGTAGCCCCGTGAATGTAAACTATTTTCATACATTATTTATGTGAGGTTAACCTAACATTAAGTCCATAGCAAACTTTCTATCTTCTATGTCTTCTGCTGTTAAATCTTTTTCTTTGTTGTTTGGTTTAATAGGTTCTAACCAACTATCAGGTATGTATGCTCTAGGTGATGGTCCTAGCCCAATATTAAGATCTTCTGCTTCAATCCACCAATAGTTATCTGTTATTGCCGCTTGGCAAGTTATGCCTCTAAATTGAAATAGTGATCCTTGTCCAAAGTGTCCAATGTGTTCAGCAACTTTTACAATACGTCCAATATTCTCTTGTCGTATTGAAAATTTAATTACTGCTAGGTCACCTTGTTTACACTTCATTTTTTCTTTCTTTATTTTCTTCGTATTTCATCATTAGTGCCGATAGATGATCTGACTTTCTGAGTACGCCGTTTTTATCGACAACAAAAACATCTCCTGGTTGGTATAAGGTACGATCCCTAGCCCCTGGATTACCGTCTTTGTCCCATCCCATTACTTCGCCAGGCCAATCACCTTCAACTGTAAAATCACCGTTTGCATAACTGTGAACTGTATAATCTAACCAAATCATTCTAATATATCAGCAATTTTATGTGCCAATTGTCTAAACCACATATCATTGTGTCCTCTTGTTGTTTCAGCCGCAGTTCCAATTCTAATACCACTTGTTTCAACAAAAGAACGAGGATCATTTGGTACACCATTCTTGTTTACAGTAATTCCATTAGCTTCTAGCATATCTGCTGCTTGTCTGCCACTGTATTTACTGTCTGTAAGATTAACTAAAATTATATGCGAATCAGTGCCACCTGTTTGTACAGTAAATTCACGTTGTCTTAATACATCACACATTGCTTTAGCATTATATACAACATTTTTTGCATATTCTTTAAACTCTGGTGTATTTGCTTCAATAAAACATTGAGCTTTGGCTGCAATAATATGCATCAAAGGTCCACCTTGTGTGCCAGGAAAAATAGCACTATTAATTTTTTTACTGTATTCAGGATTGTTCCAAAGGATAATACCTCCTCTTGGACCTCTTAGTGTTTTATGTGTTGTGCTGGTTACAAAGTCAGCATACTGCATAGGACTTGCATATGCTCCGCCTGCAACAAGTCCAGCATAGTGTGCCATGTCAACTAGTAAGTAAGCACCTACATTGTTTGCAATTTCTCTAAAACGTTCAAAGTTAATTAATCGAGGATATGCACTTGCACCAGCAACAATTATTTTTGGCATAACTTCTTTTGCCTGTGCTTCAATTGCATCATAGTCTAACCAGCCTGCTTTGTCAACGCCATAATGATGTGCTTCATAAACTTTGCCCGAAATGTTTACAGGTGCACCATGGCTTAGATGACCACCACTTGCTAGATCCATTCCTAATATTTTATCACCAGGTTTTAAAAATGCAAGATAAATTGCAGTGTTTGCATTAGCACCGCAATGAGGTTGTACATTAGCAAAATGACACCCATATAATTCTTTAAGTTGGTCTATTGCTAGTTCTTCAATTTCGTCCATGTGTTCGCAACCGTTGTAGTAACGCTTGCTTGGGTAGCCTTCTGCATATTTGTTAGTAAAGCAACTTCCTGCTAGATCCATTACAGCATCACTAGCAAAGTTTTCACTTGCAATAAGTTCTATTGTTGTTGTTTGTCTGTGTGATTCTCGAGCAAGAATTTCTCGTATGCGTGTGTCCATTACCAAAGTCCTAAAGTTTTTCCGTTACCAGCTATAATCATAAAACAGGTTACTACATGTAACACTATCCAAAAGGTACGAAAAGCCAGTGCCCTCTTTACATCTTTTTGTGATATAGGAAGGAATTCTGGCTTATCGTCATCAGTTATGCCTATTGGCATACCAACGGTTCTTGCCCAAGTTTTGAGCCATCGCCGCTGTCCTGACATTACATTGCGTTCTTTTTCTCTTGGATTTCTTTACGGCGCTCTTTTGTAAGTTTGCCTAGATCTCCTAGTGCTTTTCTAGCTCTTGCAGCCGCAGCCTTAACGCCTTTACCTTCGAACGTTTCATGTTCTGCTAGGTAGTTGTTAAACGCTTGTACTATCTCATCATGATTACTCATCATTTTCTCCTTGTTATAATGTTATTTCGTAATTATTTACTAAAAGGTGCATTTAAGACTTCTTAAATGTGGTTATGCTCTTGCTGGGCGGTATATGCCTGATATTTTACCAGGGGGTGTATAGCCGCTTCTATAAGAGTTACTAACTGTACCACCAGATGGGTTATTGTTAGTAGCACTTGCTTTATCGCTTTGGTTTCCTCCGCAGAATGTATATTTTCCTGGAGAAGGAACACTATAAATGAAGTTCACGTGACTGTAATTCCAAACTACAATGTCACCCGGTTGTCCTTCAGTTACTGGTACAGGTGTGCCTCCATATATACTTGTTTTATCTCTAAAGTCATACGCTCTAGCACTTTGCATGTATTTGTAACCGGTACGTTTTAAAACCCAATTAGCAAATCCTGCACACCAAGGTGTTTGATCATTTGCCCACATGCCTGAGCTACCAATTCCTAATTCACTCCATATTCCAATAATGTTTGGATTGCTTATACTAGGATTATTGTTAGCATTGTTACGCTCGTCCCAATCGCCGGCTGCTGCTTCTCCTAATATTTGAGTTAAAAATTCTGGTATTTGATCTGCTGCTGCTTGAGAGTTAGAAGGAACTAAACTTTCAGTTACTTGTGCTTGATCTGTACCTAATGTATCAACACCAGCCTCGCCAGTTCCTGCATAATTTTCAGGTACTTGTTCACCAGTGGTATCACCTGTTGCGATTGGTGGATTTTCTATAAGCTCATTGTTTTCTGTTTCAAGGGCTTCTTGTACTTCTGGTGGAATAATTACGGCAGGAGCATAGCCTTCATAAATCCATACATTTCCGCTACCAGTCGCTGGATGTGCGCAAGTTGCAGGATCTCCTTTAACTACTGCTAGTTTATTTTCTACATAAACACTAGGATTTATACTTGCAGGAATGGTAGGAGCAGCATGAGCACCAGGGCCGTGTCCTGCAACATCGTCGTTATCAATAATAACTTCTTCGTTGTTTGCAAAGACAGTAGATTGGCTAGGAATTAAATCTCCACCTGCTGTATCGTTGTCTCTGCTAACACCTGGCATTATACTGCAATTCCTGTAGTCTGTTGTGTGTATTGGCTCGCTAGTTCTTTTTCTGTTTTAAGAACACATGCCACTACACTTGATTTTAAATTAAATTTAGCATCTTGCGATACTGAAAACATATAAGGTGCTAACCCTAATCCGTTTTGTCCTGCAACCAATGCCATAGGCTTGTGCAGTACATAAAATTTATCATCTTCCTTTTCTAAGCGAGCTACTAGTTCTTCCCCAGATGTAAGTTTAAGGGATACAGTATCTCCTTCTTTGTACGGTGTTTCAATTAACATATCTTTCCTCTAAATTATTTATTGTGCTATTAAGTTTCCTGCTACAGATATTCTATAATCGTCCGAAGTAAAAAATGGATATACCATATGTTTCATCTGAGATGGAAAAATAGCAATCATTCCTTCTTTTTCTTGAGGACTATATGAATTTATATCACCTAATGAGTTTGTATACACAAAGTGAAACTGCCCACTAACAGGTTGTTCATTTGATTTTTTAAATATCTCTGCTTCGTTTTCTTTAGTAAATGGAATCTTAACCCATATAACAAAACTCATTAAACTTCTATGGTCGTGTATAGGATTAAACTCGTGCTTTTGTTGATAATTAACCCACAAACTAGCAAGTTTTAACGGCGGTAATTCATATTTAAAACAGTTTGCATATGCATAAGATAATTCTTGTACATACGGATCTAGTATAGGCATAGAGTTTGGCATTGCAAACTCTTTATCAATATGTCCTACAAGATCTTTATTGTATGTTTGAGACTTAGTAAAGTCTTTAAGAATTTCTTCTGTTTCTGTTTTTACTGTATTAAATATATTTTTTGGAACTGTATCGCTAATATATCCTATGTTTGGAAATTGCCATATTTCAACAGTATTTTTATTGAGCATCAATCACCTATAGAGTATGTCCTGTTCCTGTATAACCTGTTTCTTCAATGTAACTTGATAGTTTATCATACCCGCCAATTGCTGTTCCGTTGATTCGGATCTGTGGAACTGTACGAGCTTCTGGAAACCATTCTAATAGTTCTTCTCTTGTATAATCTTTGCCTAGTGACTTGTATGTGTATTCAAGTCCGCGATTTTCGCAAAACTGTTGTGCTTGTACACAGAATGGACACTGTGGCTTTCCAAATATTTCAATCATAAACTGAATCCTTTAAGTGAATCTTTATCTACATCTTGTTTAATACCGCCAATGATGTAGCTCTCAACTTCTGTCTCTTGTGGGGCGACTTGAAGTCCGCTACTACTTAGCCAATGCTGTGTCCACGGTAGTGGATTTGTGTTTACTGGAGCGTCAAAGATTGTGTTCATGCCTAACGCTTTTAGTCTACGGTTAGCAATGTATTCTACATATTGATGTAGTAGTGTATCATTCAAACCAATCATTGAACCGTCTTTAAACAAATAGTTTGCCCAGTCTTTTTCTTCTTCAACACAAGTGCGCCATAAGTCATAAACTTCTTCTTCACACTCTTTAGCAATTTTAACCATCTCTGGATCGTCTTTGCCTTGAGCCCAAAGTTTTAGTACGTGTGTACTAAGTGCCAAATGCTGTGCTTCGTCCCTAGCGATAAGACTAATAATCTTAGCACTACCTTCCATTAGCTTTAGTTCTCCAAAAGCAAATGTGCAAGCAAATGACACATAGAAACGCAAACCTTCTAGAATGTTTACAGTTTGCATTGCTAGATATAACTTCTTCTTAACATCACGCATACTGCCTTCCTTACGATGTATAAATGCATCTGCGGCAGCATTAAATTCGTCATAGTACTTTGTTACCGATTCTGCACGAGCAAGAATCTTTTCGTCATCAAGGATAGTATCAAATACTTCACTTGGATCAGCATACACATTTTTCATAATATGTGTGTATGAGCGTGAGTGAATAGTTTCAAAGAAGTCCCAAGTAACAATACAACCTTCTAGTTCAGGCAGACTTACATGAGGCAAGAAACTCAAACACGGACCACGTCCTTGTACTGAATCTAGCAGAGTTTGATATTTTAGATTGGCAGTAAAGATGTGTTTCTGTTCTGGGCGGAAGTTCTGATAGTCTGCTCTATCTTTTTGTAGACTTACTTCTTCCGGTCGCCAGAAGTATCCAAGCATAGTTTGGTTTAGTTTATCAAACACAGGAAACTTAAATGTGTCATAACGCTGTGTGTTTTGCTCTGCTCCGAAGAACATAGGTTGTTTTGTAAAGTCAACCTTTTCTTTGTTGAATACTGTTTTTGTCATCTTTAACTTCCTTATCTACAATCAATAATACTATCAAGTAATAGACTTGTCAACCTTTAAATTGCACAAGCCTCGCACATTTCGTCGTCTTGTTCTACACCATTTGTAGGTACATCTGCATCAAGTGGTTGTTGAACTTTTTCTTCTTCATCAAAGTTTGAAGGATCTTCTTTATAATCATATGTGTTCTGATAGTAAGAAGTTTTCCAACCCATCTTGTAGGTTGTAAGTAAATCTTTAATCATTACACTCATTGGTACTTCATTGTCTGGATAATGTGTTGGGTTATAACTCCAGTTACCTGAAATTGCTTGATCAAAGAATTTTTGCATAACTGCAACAATATTAATATAACCTTCATTATTAGGCATATCCCATAATAAAGTATAATAATTCTTTAGTGTTTGATACTGTGGAACAATCTGCTTAAGAGGCCCTTTCTTGGACTTCTTAACGGACAAGTAGCCTCTAGGTGGCTCAATTCCGTTTGTTGCGTTCGACACAACGGAACTGCTCTCTGAAGGCATCTGTGCGGACAAAGTGCTGTGCCTGAGCCCGTGTTCTTTGATATTGGATCTAAGAGTCTTCCAATCATAACTTAATTTGTTCTCTACAATCGTATCAACTTCCTTCTTATATGTGTCAATAGGAAGAATGCCATCGCTGTATTTAGTGCGGTTAAAGTACTCACAAGCACCACGTTCTTTAGCAAGTTCGTTTGATGCTTTTAGCAAGTAGTATTGGAACGCTTCTGTTAAGTCGTGTACAAGTTTCCAAGCTTCTTTATCGTTATATTGTGCTTTGTGTTTAGCAAGATAATGTGCTAGTCCAATATAGCCAACACCTAATGAACGTCTTGCCTTTGTGCTAATTTCAGCAGCTTTGATCGGATAGCGTTGATAGTCAATAATTTCTTCTAATGCACGAACTGCTAAATCACATAGTTCTTCTAAGTCATCTAGTTGTTTAATGACACCTACATTAATAGCACTTAAGATACATAAAGCAATTTCTCCTTCTGGATCATCAATATGTTGTAGTGGCTTAGTAGGTAATGTAATTTCTTGACATAAGTTGCTCATGTATACAGTATCTTTGAAGGAACTGTGCGTGTTAGCATGGTCTACATTCATAATATAGATACGTCCTGTTTCTGCACGTTCTTTAACTAGAGCAGAAAACAATTCCATTGCTGGTATTGATCTTTTTTTGATGCTAGTCTTGCGCTCGTACATTTCATACATTTCTTTGAACTTGTCTGCATCACCAAAGTACGCTTCGTACAAGCCAGGTACGTCATGTGGCGAGAATAGTGTAATGTTTCCGCCTTCTAACAATCTTTCATACATTGTTTTGTTTAATTGAATGCTGTAATCTAACTTACGAACACGATTATCTTCTGTACCTTTATTGTTCTTTAGCACAAGAATGTCTTCAATCTCTTGATGCCAAAACGGGAAGTGAACGGTGGCAGAGCCGCCGCGCACACCATTCTGCGTACAGCATCTTACTGTCGCTTCAAACTTTTTCAAGAAAGGAATTATTCCGGTATGCGCGACTTCCCCGCCTCTGATCTTTGAGTTAACCCCACGAATTCTTCCGCTGTTGATACCAATACCTGCTCGTTGCGCTGTATAACGTCCAATAGACATGTCACTAGCAAATATACTGTCCAAGGTATCATCACTATCAACGAGAACACAACTAGCAAACTGCCTAATAGGAGTACGTACACCGGCCATAACAGGAGTAGGGATGTTGATCTTAAATAATGAAGTTGCATCGTAATATCTCCTTACATAATATAGTCTATCTTCTTTAGGATAATTTGCAAATAATGTTGCAGCAATCATCATATACATGTATTGAGGAGTTTCGAATATTTTTCCACTAGAACGATCTTGACATAGATATTTGTCAACTACTTGTCGCATACCTGCGTATGTAAAATTCTCATCACGCTTGTGCTTAATATAAGCATCTAGTTGACCTATTTCTTCTTCTGTGTACATGTCAAGTATAGCAGGATCGTATAAACCTCTCTCAATATTTGCTTTAATAATATCAATGAACGGAACTGATTGGTATTGTCCAAATACATCTTTGTACAAACCATATGTTAGGAGTCTTGCCGCTGCAAATTGATAATTTGGTGTATCTAATGAAATAAGATCGTTAGCTGAACGTACCATTATTTCTTGTATCTCTGATGTACTCATACCATCGTAAAACTGTAAATTTGCATTCATTTCAATCTGACTTGCACTTACTCCAGCTAAGCCTTCGCAGGCATGCATAACTACTTTGTGAATTTTGTTGATGTTGATTGGTTCCCTTGAACCATTACGCTTTACGATATGAATACCGTTTGACATGTGTGACTCCTGTTCTTATAAATTAATCTTTTTCTATTTGTTGAGGTATTTATTGAAGCGTAGGCATCTCATAGATCCGTTGCGAATACAACGCTTCAGGTAATTCCTCTCTCAACACCACTTCATCGTTGTAGTTAAGAACATTGTTATCTACATACAACAAGTAGTGTGTTTCTGATTTTTCTCTATCTGTACAGATATGTATCTCAAATTTTGACCCCTTAAACCTATCGGTTAACTGTAGGGAATAACACATTCCTAGTACGATTGAGAACCTACAATAACTGTTCTCACTTAAAAGCTCCCAAGGACCTGCCCAGGTATCTCTATCCCATGGATCACAAGATATTGTAGTTAACGGTGCTTTCTTATAGAAGTCTAGTAACACCCGAAAAGGATCTACTTCTTCCTCTAGAGAGTCTCTCAAGACTTTCCAGGATATCAGTTGTTCTTCAAAATTTTTCGTAAACATTAAGCTCTTGACGTAATAGTAAATGTTATTGTAGGCAATGTTACAGTTGATTCAGACGTTGCATTTCTATATTCAATATACGCTGTGTCACCTGTACCAGTTACGCTAGTTACTACATTAACAAGTTTTGCTCTAAAAGTCAAGTTATTTGCGTCCCCGGATAGCGTATTATCGCTACCTAAGAACTCAAAATCATCTGTTACGCTAACAACATCATTCTCTCTGTCAATTAAAACGTGTAGTACACCGTGTCTAGTACCGTTTACATTGATTGAGTTATACTGATAAGGTATTTGGTAAGTTTTTGATATGTCTGACGGAAGTCTCAACAATGTTGACCAATTTCCGCTTGTATTAATTGGGTTAATCTTATGTACTATTCTACTGTTATACACAGCCTTACCTTCAATTTCTGGTACATAAGGTACTGTATCACTATCCCAGTTAACACTGTTTGAATTACTTACAGTTACATAATCAGAACCGTAACATAATTCTTCTGTACGCTGGAACCAATCATCAATAGTATGATTACCAAATTGATCAATCTTAACAACAGAGGTTGTAACATTTGTACTAGTTCCTCCGTCATTACCAACGTCATAGTATTTGTTGTTTTTAGACATATTCCTTGTACCTTTATAAACAACAAATCCGTAGTGATAAATTTCTTTAAATGTGCAGTCTTCAACTAGTGTTTGATCAGGTCCATATGCTTGACCGTCACCTAAGTATGCTGCTAATTGATCTGGATCAGTTTCATCAAAGTCGTCCATATCATATCCCAAACGAACCGCAGTTAGTAGAGTTTGGAAATTAATTTTTCTAAAAGTATGATCTTCAATATCATGTGAACTGCTTACACCATATGCAAAGCCTTCAATATCAATGTTTTCAAAAACATTTTTCTTAGATCTTACTGAAGCACTAAAGCTCTTAAGTAGTATTGCAATTGATGCTGCTTGTGCTCCGTTACCGTCCCAATGACCTTTTAGTTTAAGATCATAAAAATGACTGTCTACACAACTTTGTAAATCAAATACAGTATTGTAAATTTTTGGAGTGGTACTTTCAAATCTTAAAGTCATTCCAGAAACTTCTATGTTGCGAGCTTGATTGTTTGCAGTTAGTGACACAATAGTATCATAGTTTCCTATAGTACTACTACCGTTAACTGTTTCAAATATAGGTAAGTTTGCAGTTTGCTCAATGACTGTTTTGTCTTTACCTGCTCCTCTTAGTGTAGTGTAGGGAGGAAGTTTAAGAGTACCGTCAATTCTATACAATCCTGGTTCTAGTTGAATAATGTATCTGTTCTCTGGAGATGTTTTAGTATTTAAGAATATATTATCTATTGCACGTTGTAATGCATCAGTTTGTGCTACACTAGTATTATGTACTGCTCCAAAATTAGAAACAAATACTATTCGATCTAATCTATCTTGTAGTGTACTTCTTACAGGACTTCTTGTAGTTGCTCCTGTTTGTATTAAAGAATCACCTTTTCTAAATTCGTATTGGTCAGAAAGATCAAAAATGTTATCTGCTGCTGTAAGAATTTTAGTATTTCCAACTTGCGGCGCACCTTCCGAAACTGCACCGTTACCTATATAAAGTTCTTGGGTGTCTACTGCCCAACCAATTTCGCCAGACGCGAGCTGTGGAACATTAGTTGTTCCTTTACGTCCTCTTCTTACCTGTATTCTTGATATCTGTACAACAGCCACGTGTTATCTCCTACACTTTTATTATGTATTTATGCTCTGTTTGGTAAGAAACAGAAGTCATTTTTTCTAGCTTTACCAAATGATTCATACACATATCCGTAAGAATATAATAGCTCAAACACATCTTCACAGGAAGTACTCAAATTTTCTTCTTTGCGCTTGTTGTTGTTCCAGATTTCTGTTATAATAATTGGTTTATTTTTTTCAATTTTACTTTTTGCACCTAGTAATAATTCAAACTCAGTTCCTTCTGCATCTATAACGAGCAAATCAAAATTATCTATATCAACAGCATCTAATCTATACATTTGACTTTTATGCTCTTTTGATAACAAATAAGAACTTTTACGTGAACAATTGATATCTTCAGTGGTTAAACAATGCATGCCTCCACTATTATTTAAAAGTCTATCACTAGTATGATCAATAAAGTATACTGTATCTTCTTTATTTCCTAGTGCAAAATTATACGCACTAATATTTGTAAGATGGTTTTCTTTGATGTTTTTACACAAATGGTTAAAAGTAATCGGAAAAGGTTCAACACACGAAACTTTCTCAAAAACAAAACTCAAAGGCAAAGCCACTGTACCTATGTGACTTCCTATATTAACCAAGTGTTTCAGACCGTATTGTTTTTGTAATTTGTTACAGGTTTTATAGGCCCAATTGTTCCATTGTTTACCTTCAATTAGATTTTTTTGTATAATATCATCCGGATTAGTTATATGGTATGAAATACCATTAATTAGTTGTGTTTTTTTCATAATACTGATACACTCTTTCATACCATTCATTGCGCCATTCGTCGTATTCATCGGGCCAAACGTCAAACTGTTGATACTCTCCTGCACGACTGCACATAAACACATGTCCTTCACGTATATTAGTACCATATATCTCATTATGAGCTTCTGCATAAGCGACAAGTTGCAAGAAATAATCAACTACCCATTCAACCTTCTTGGGCTTGTTAGTTTGTTTAAAGTCCATAATTGCAGGCTGGCCTTTGTATGTTCCTACAAGATCAGTCGTTCCTGCGTACATTTGAGGCATATAAAGCGCCACTTCGCTACCCCATACTTCAACATCTTTTAAAGCATTTTCTTTAATAACAGTAGCCATGCCGTGTGCTTGTTGAGCAAATGGATTGCTGCCCGGCTCTACCCATTCGCCTGTTTCAATATAGTCTTCAAGGTACTTGTGCATCCTTGTACCTACACCAGCAGCTTCAGTAGTGATTTCTTGGGCCTTTTGTTCGCCTACACGTTTTCGCCAAGCAATAAGATGTGTCTTATCTTTAGTAGCATCAAGAATAGTAGTAACACTTGCGACTGCATTGCCGTCAGGTGTTTCGTAAAGTCTTTTACCGTTTATTTGCTTTCGTGAGATTGGTTTGTAATTATATTTCTTTTGTATTAATGACATTGTCAGGGTCCTTGTAGTATGGCTCTACTTCGCTATTTTCGTCGTGGATTGCTTCAACTGAAGTTACTTCTGGGATATAATGTTTTACCATATTTTCAACACCGTACTTTAGTGTAGCAGTTGACCCTGCACAACCTGCACAAGCACCACTAAGTTCTAATGTAAGATTGCCGCTGTCGTAAGAAATAAAGTTGATTATTCCACCGTGCGCTGACACTGCTGGCTGAATTCTTGTATCCAAAAGTTCTTTGACTGATTGTATAATTTCGTCGTTAGATCTTGACATAGTTACTCCTATAGTTTACTATAATAAACTATTTTTACTTAAAAGTCAAGCGTTTACTGACGGTTTTTAGTAGCACGTTTTGCCATTTGACTTACTTTTGAGTTGCCTGGATCTTCTTGCGGTGCCGCTTTATCTGCATCTATATCTGTTTTAAGAGTAATGCCGTCTTGATTAAAATTTTTAATCATTTTCTTTATACGCTCATCTGAGTCATACGCTGCTTTGAACGTTCTGTAATCAAACTGTTCGCGATTGGTATTTCTCATTAGTTTGTTTAATTGGTCAAAAGAAAACTCGCTCGGTTCCTTTTTCAAGTTAGCATCTGCGAGTTTGTTTCTCAGTACGAGAATTAACTTTTCGGAGGGGCTAGCCTCTTCCGTTACTTTTTTTTTGAAAGAATAGTACCTAATTTTCTGCTTCTTTCTACGCTTTCACGTTTTGCACGGCCTGCTTCTTCTTCACCACCTACTGCTGGTTCTGCTGCTGCCATGCCGTCGTCTTCTATTGGTGCTTCTGCATCTGCTTCTGCATCAACCGTAGGTTCCATTGCAGGTTCTTCTGCTGGTGCTTCTTCGTCACCCATTGGTTCTTCAGGTGCGTTTTCACCTGTAAGTAGACCTACGCCGCCTGTCATTGCTTCACGTGTACTTTCTAGTGCCGTGTACAGTGCTTCAAGTGCTGGCTTAACGCTGTTCGTAAATGCTTCTGATTGCTCCGATCCCATTTCATCACGAATTGAGTCTGCTAGTTCTAACATACTTTCAGTTTGCATTTCAGCAGTGTCTTCCATCCAGCTTGTAATACGGTCTACCATATCTTTTGCCGCCATTACTAATTCAGCTGCTTCTTCTGCACCTTCTTTAACAGGTTTCTTTTTCTTAGCGTCTTTAGCAGCTTTTTTCATTGGCTCTTTTTTATTACCATCGCCATCTAAGTCAATGTAGTCTGGTTTAGCTGCTTCTTCGACATCTCCGCGCTCTGTAATTTCTGCATTTAATACATCAAGGAAGAGTTTTGATTTTTGATATGCATCGCTTTTTACAGAGTTAAAACTTTCTTTTGTTTCTACGTTGAATAAATCTGTACGTAGTTTATTACGAGCATCTTGTAGTTGCTCAAGTGTAAATTTTTCTAAAGCAATACGCTTACCAAATCTTTTGGCAAGACTTTCGTTTAGCATTGCTGCTGTAACTGGTTTTGATATCTCTCTAATGTTCATTGTTAATCTCTTCCTGTGAACTTAATATATTGTTATAGTTATTTATCTTCAAGAATAGATAAATGAATCTAATTGAGCTTTTACATTATGGGTTTTAGTTGATGCAATATCATATCTTGTTTGGGCAACGTCAAATTTTATATCGTCTTTAGTTACACGCATAGTATATCTATAAAAAACAGCATCATTAAAATGTTTTTGTATTTGTGAGTCTAATTCTTTAATTCTAGATGCGCCTTCTCGGCCCATAGCAACAGTTTTAGCCAGTGCTACAGCACTAGTTTTACAGAACATTTTTCCTATTTCTTTATGTTCTTTAGTGTCAAAAACAAGAAAAAACCCAGCTCTTGTTTCTCTCACAATGATATGTCTGATACGAATGCTTTTCCCTTTTACATAAGGAAAATAACTTGTATCAAGATTTTTATTAATTAAATGTTCTAGCTCTTTGGCTAGTTTAGGTGTAATATTGTTAGAGCTCATTTGCCATTACCAGTATTGAACCTTTTCGATTTATTTTACTTACAAGACTTTTCCTTATTAAGTTCTCAATTATGGCTTGTTCCCTTTCAGGAAAAGTGTCAAGAGAAACTATGTCATCTAATTTAGACAACACTGCTTTTTCTTCATTTGTTGTATAGATAATAAAATCTTCTATCAACTCATTTAGTTTCATTCTTGTCCTTGCACCATTTGCTGTATAATTGGATCTAGTTCTTTAGTCTTGTGTACAGTTTTAATCGGTTCGCCTGGTTTTGGCTTAGGGTTGACCAATGTAACTTCGTCACCCTTTAAATCATCTATTTCAAAGTCTGTTACTTTGCCACCATCTGCTGGCATTGGGATAGATTGTCCCTTTTTCAACACTGCTTTCTGCAATGCTTGTGCATTTTTTGCGGCTACTTTTTTAGCAAATCCTTTACCTATTGCTGATGCACCTTGTACTGCTGCTGCCCCTACTTTCTTTGCTGCCGCTGCTCCTGCTTGTGCTCCTGCTTTCGCTATGCCGCCTGCTGCCTTTGCAACGGCTCCGCCCGCTGCTCTAGCAACCATACCAATTGCAGGTAAGATTTCATCTAACTGTTCTTCAGTCATTTCATTGCGTTCTGCTACACGTTGTTTTGCTGGTTTTTCAAACTCGTTAAATTTCATCTTCTTCTACTCGACTTCCTGCGTCTTGGCTTTAACTTAGAGCGTGAGTGTACGTTTAATGTTGCTAAACGCTTGCTTGACTTTCTTGCTCTCTTTGTTCTTAGTGCTTTAACTTTCATTAAAGAACCTTTAGAACGCTTTGCCTTCTTAATGTTAACACTACTTCGTATGTTTTTTGGAGCAGTGCATGTACTTGCTTTACTTACAATTCTTCCTCTTCTTGCACCACTAGTGCAACGATATTTACGAACAATCTTATTTCCACTACGTCCGGCAATTTGAACGTATCCTTCGTCTAAAAACTGTTCTTCAACATCTTGGAAGTCTACGAATCTCATCTTCTTCTAGTTGCCTTGTTTAATCTTTGTACTGCTTTAGATGCTGCATTAGTACGTTTTGTTTTACGTGCTTTACGAGCCATCCTAGAACTTAACTTAGCTTTTGTCTTTTTAAGTACAAAACGTTTTTTCATATCTGGTGCTGCAAAACATTGTCCTATTTTAGCAACAATGCGACCTTTACGGCGTCCGGTCATACAGCGGTACTTTCGTACTACTTTCTTTCCGCTTCGTGCCCAAACTCTTTTTTCGTCAAGGCTTGTGGTAAGTTCTCTTAACTGCATATTGTATTTAGTTTTTTAAGAAAAGGTTTATTGTGGGAACGACATTAGTAGTACAACTATTGTCGAAAGTAGTCCTGCTACTATTGTGCCTGCTGCACCAATTAGGACTTTTGTCATTGATTGATTACCACTTTTGATGTCTTCGTGGATTTCTTCTACCTTCTTTTCAATCTTGTTCATGCGATCGTCAAGGTTCTTATAGCGTAATGCACATAAGTCTACGTGAGCTTCTAAGCTCTGTTTTTCTAAATCTGTTGTTGGTAGTTCAGACACCAATATTCTCCGTTATAAGTTAATAAAGTAAACTCGTAGTTGGCCTTTATTTGCCTAGTTTATAACAGTAAAAATAATGTTAGTATCACCGTTTACTGTTCTAAAGAGTGCCTGTTCTATGTTTGCTGTTTCGTTTAGCCCTAAAATGACTGGAATTAAATTAAAATCTTCGTCAAGTGTATTTATGTCAAGTGCGCCTTCTGCTTCTATGCTAAATTCAAAAGTCCACACTTTCTGTTTACCTTTGTATTTATCACCAAACGCTAATTTTGCCACACTTATTTCTTCAATAACTGGACTTTTAGAATACTGTATATTAGATCTTAAACCTAAAGTTTGTAGTACAGTTTGAAAGTTTGCTTCTTGTTTGTATGCAAACTTGTCCTCGTCTTGTCTACGAGTACCTGTTTCTGTAATATCTACTAGTGTCAACAATTGAAATCTCATACTGTATTTAAGTCATAAAAAAAGGCCCACTTAAAAAGTGAGCCTTTAGTGTGACGCCTTCCGTTGTCACGGTCCCTAAGGTAGTTAGGAATTATGGATTTTGAGTGAAAGTAGCTACTACTGTTACACCAGTTACTGCTGGAGTTGCGCCACCTTGTACTGCGATGTGATCGCCGTCTGCTGTGCCTTCAACTGCTACGATTGTGCCGCCTTCGTTTTGAATTTCTGTACAAGCATCTTCTACTGATACTGTACCTGTTGCTACTGAACAGATGTATGTTATTGGTCCTAGACCGTTACCTGCAACTACTGCTCCGTTTACGTCTGTAAATTCTGCCATTTTTATCTCCTTTAATATTAATCTAAATAGCTAACTCGTTCTTTTCTCTTCAGAACTTGTTATATGTATTTAGTCTTTTGGATAAAAAACGGTGAATTATGCTACTTTTTGTGTCTCTTATGCAGATTTCGTAGCTGTGCAATAGCATTAGGGCCAGCATCTACTAGATCGTCTATCATTGCTATGATAGGGAAATAGCCTTTTACTAGACTTGCTGGAATGCCGTGCCCTTGTTCTGCTTCTTCTATAAAACGTTTAGCCCTTACTGCATTTTCAGGACCAACTAAGTAACCGTATAGTGCTACATTACGTTCATCACGTAAACGCTCTACACGTCTTTGACGGATGTCTGCCCAAGCATCTTCGCTTAGATGTTTTTCAACTAAGCCTGTTTGGTACATATCCTTAATGAAATCCATTACTTGACTAATCCTTTAGATTTAACAAATTTAATCATTTTTTCAAGACCTTCTGAGTTTTGAATGTCTTTCATGATCTTCATTTTAGTGTCAGGTGGCATACTCATTCTTAATACTTTAAGAACACCTATTGCTTCTGGACGCTCTACACGCATTTCTTTGCCGTCGTCAGTTTTTACTGTACGTACTGGATTTTTGATATCTGGATGATCTTCGCTATCTTCAATTTTCATTAACTGAAGTTGCATGGCTTCTTGAGAGAAGTTTGTTTCGTCATCTTCAGGTTTTCTAATTGGCTCATCATTGTCCCAATCATCACCTTCTTTTAAAATGTCTTTTATTTTCATAATAGTTTCCCCTATCTTTCAACTGCTCTGTTGTATTTACTAAAAGTTTTCCTTGGCACAAGTTTTATGTCACCATCAGGATGTGCTAGTACATAACCTTCGCCGCCTTCTGTTGAATCATCACCACTTGACATACTTTGTCTAACGGGAATATCCTGATTGTCAAGTTGTGCAATTACATCGTCTTTAACTTGTTGTATCTTTGCAACAACTTCCCACAGAGCGTTAAAACCTTGTTGATGATCTGCAACATACTCTGCAATTTTTTTCTTAGCTGCATCACTTAATTGATTACGTGCTTGTACCCAATCTAAAAAGTCGCCGCCTAAGTTTTCTAAGCCGCTGTCTACTTTACTGTTCATATAAGCATAGAATACTTCTGGTAACTTTTTAAGTTTTAGTTGTGTAAGTGCATTTATATCAAGCATAGCATCCATTGCCGCAGCATCTTTTGATATAGTTGCTTTTAGTTCTTTAACACTTGTATCATCTATTTTAGGTGCTGCACTTGCTGTGACTGGAGGTACAACTAGTACTTCCTCACCTTCAAAAATGCCTCCATTTTTTAATGGACCTTCTG